CGATACCATGATGGGTCAATGCTGGTGGGCACTTCATCCTGTGCGAATCTTACGCCAGCACAGGCGCGCTGGCTTGCAGCTGCGCTGATCGACGCTGCCACCATGGCAGAGGCTGAAGACGCATCGCCAGCGCCATACATTGGCCTGTCTGACATGGGGGGCTGCAATGATTGAAGTGGCCTACATCAGAGCCAAGGGTCAAGTCAGAAGAGATCTTCAGACAGTGCGCAAGCTCAGCAAGCAAGCCACCACTGACGATGAAGCCAGGCAGGCCAGGCAGGCCTTCTTCAATCAATGGCGCTGCCATCGTCGTCTGGCTGATCTGACACAAGCCTTGATAGAGGCTCAGCCTGGTGGTGGTGTGCGATGAATTGCGAAAAGATCAGACGCATTGCGAAAATTGGCAATGGGCTCGCCAGCGATGCAAGCGCGCTGGCTGGCTCAGCTGGCAGGGTCTGCCTGTGGACAGGGATTGGTATTGGTGTGGCTGGCCTGGTGGTGGTGCTGATCGCCAAGGGAAATGTCAGGATAGAGCAAGCGCGCTGGCGCCAGCGCAGAGGGGGTGAAGCATGACACATTTTGATATTAAAGCGCCTTTCCCGTGGTTTGGTGGCAAGTCAAGGGCAGCTGAGGCTGTGTGGTCTGCCCTTGGTGATGTGGATCACTACGTTGAGCCCTTTGCTGGCTCGCTGGCTGTGCTTCTCAGGCGCCCACACAAAGCCAACAGGGCCTATCACAGTGAAACAGTCAATGACGCTGATGGCTTGCTGGTGAATTTCTGGCGCGCTGTGCAGGCTGAGCCTGAAGCTGTGGCTGAGCACGCCAGCTGGCCTGTGGCAGAGGCTGATCTTCATGCCAGGCATCTTGCCATCTTGAAGTGGCGCACTGACGAGATGTTGCTGAAGCTGATGGGTGATGCTGAGTTTTATGATGCGCGCATCGCTGGCTGGTGGGTGTGGGGGCTGTGTTGTTGGATAGGCTCAGGGTGGTGCTCAGGCAAGGGCGCATGGATCGCTGATGATGACGGCAGGCTGGTGAAGCAGCCAAAGACAGGCAGGGGTGTGGTGCGTGGCAAGCCACAGATATATGATGGTGGCAGGGGTGCATTAAAGCCACAGCTGAGAGATCCAGGCATAGGCGAGCCACACTCCATGGCCATGCCAAAGCTGATCAAGTGGATGAAGGCGCTGTGCGCGCGCTTGCGCCATGTGCGCATCTTGAATGGCGATTGGTCAAGGGTATGCACCAGGGGCAGCACACACACCCTGCCAGTGCGCATGGGTGGCGTGGCTGGGGTCTTCTTAGATCCACCCTATGGGGCTGATGGTGTGGCTGATGTCTATAACCATGATTCATCCACAATCGCTGGCGATGTGGCGCAGTGGGCGCTGGCGCATGGCGATGATCCAAAGCTGAGGATTGTGCTCGCTGGCTTTGAGGTAGAGCACCAGGCGCTTGAAGATGCTGGGTGGGCTGTGGTGGATTGGTATCAAGGCGCTCAGGGTGGTCAAGTCTTTATGAAGGGTGGCATGGGCAACAAAGGCACCAAGGGCAGTCAGATGCACAGAGATCGCCTGTGGCTATCACCCCATTGCATCCAGCAAGCCAGCGCGCAGCAGAGCCTGTTTGCTTGAAGGGGTGGTGATGCGCATATATTGGCCAGACAGGCAGAGGGGCTGAGCGATGCCAGGTGGCAGACCATCAAAACTCAACGCAAGCACGCAGAAGATCATCTGTGATGCTGTACGCAATTGCCTGCCATACGCCACAGCAGCCACGCTGGCTGGCGTCTCGTATCAGACGCTGCACACATGGATGACAAAGGGCAAGCAGCCTGATGGTGGCAAGTACACAGAGTTTCTTGATGCCCTTAAAAAGGCAGAGGCAGAGGCTCAGCAGATCCTTGCCAGTCGAATCGCTGAAGAAGACGCACAGAAGGCCAAAGGCTGGCAAAGATGGGCCTGGCTGTTAGAGCGTCGATGGCCTGAGACATGGGCAATGCGCCAGCCTGAGGCCAATGCTGATGAAGAGATCATTGTGAATTTGGTGGGTGATGACTGATGGCACAGTTCATCTGCAAGCCCCACAAGATCCAGCGCGCCTTTCTGTGCGACCCATCAAGGGTGCGCCTGTTTGTGGGTGGCATTGGCTCAGGCAAGACATGGGCAGGCGCTGTGGAGCTGGTACGCCAGCCACCAGGCACCAGGGTCATGGTGGTGGCGCCCACTTATCGAGTGCTCAAAGATGCCACACTGCCAGCCTTCATGGAGTCTGCCAGGCCCTTAGTCAGAAGCCACAGGCGCGCTGATCTCGTCACGCACTTGATCAATGGCACTGAGATCTTGTGGCGCACTGCCACTGAGCCAGATCGCTTGCGTGGTCCAAACCTTGGCGCCATCTGGATTGATGAAGCTGCCATGATCAAGACACCTGAGGCCTTTGAGATCTTGGTGGGGCGCTTGCGCTTGAAGCCTGGTAAAATATGGATGACCAGCACACCCAAAGGGTTTAATTGGCTTTACCAGCTGAGCAAAGATCAAGGCACAGCCACACACTTTGCATCGACGAAAGACAACACAGCCCTGCCTGATGACTTCTATGAATTTGTAAGTGGCCGGTACACCACCGAGCTTGCACAGCAGGAGCTTGAAGGCCAGTTCATTGACATGGCTGGTGGGCTCTTCAAGCGTGATTGGCTGCCTGTCTTCACTGGCTCGCTGCCAGATGCTCACAAGGGCCTGAGGTATCGCTTTTGGGATCTCGCTGTGTCTACCAAGGCCAGCGCAGACTTCACAGCCACTGCCAGGGTTACAGTGACTGATGATGCCAGGGTCTTCATTGATGGGCTGTGGCAGGGTAGAGCCAGCTGGCCTGAAGTGAAGAAGCGCATTATTGACACAGCCAGATCTGAGCCAGACACTGAAGTGGGCATTGAGACCATTGCAGGCTTTGAGATTGCCCATGCTGAGCTTTTGCAGGCGCCTGAGCTTGCCCATGTGGCAATGCGCTCTATAAAGCCTTCAAGGGACAAAGCCACCAGGGCTGCGCCTTTGGCTGCAAGGGCTGAGCGTGGCAAGGTCATGCTGATGGCTGGCGCGTACACAGAAGACTTGATAGGGCAGGCTGTGGCCTTTCCTGATGTCAAGCATGATGACTTGATAGACGCTGCCTCAGGGGCGCTGGCGATGACTGTGGGCTCCATTGGAGCTCGCATCAAAGTTGGCAGGTCTCGCACACAGGCTGGCAAGCGAAAAGTGGAGTGGTGACGATGAAAGCAACTGACACACAGATCGCTGTGAGCCTGGCTGAAGATGGCTCTACAGTGGCCACATACAGAGGGCAGTCACTGACAGTGCGCCCATCAGACTGGCTGCACAGGGCTTCAAGGTCTGGCCTGCCTTTCAGCGCTGGCAGAGAGCGCCTGGAGCACACACAGGCCTTTAAGCCAGTGTATGCCAGGGGCAGATCTGGCGATGTGGGGCTCTTCTGGCGCCTGAGCACCACAGAGCCCATGGTGCGTGATGCGATACAGGGCGCTGTGTCTGCCATCGGCGCTGCCCCTTGGCGCATTGAGAAGCCCACACTGCCAAGCCATCTGGCAGGCAACCCAGCTGCACAGGCTGCGCTGGATCGCCACTATGATTATGCCAGCCTGGTGTGGTCTTCATGGACTGACACAGGGCTTGACAGGGTGTGGTCTGATTGGATCGCTGATATCCTTCAGTTCAGCATGATCTGTGGCTTCTACCTTGGCGAGATCACAGCCATTGAGCGCCAGCTGGCGATGCCACAGGGCCCTGTCAGAACCTATCTTATCCCTGAGATACCCTTGACCATCATGCCAAAGAGCGTCGATGAGTGGGTTTTTCAAGGCAATCCTGACACAGGCATGGTGGCAGTGGTCCAAGAGACCTTCGACCAGATTGACACCTTTGGCAATGCTGGGCCTGGCTCCAAGGTGATTCAGTGGGAGAAGCTGATTCATGTGCCCTTCATGCCAGCAAGCAAAGGCGATCTTGAAGGGCGCTCCATTCTCAGGGCCTGTGCTCGCCTGATTGAGATGAAGCAGAAGGCCTTGCAGCTGTGGGCGCTGGCCACTGAAGTCAATGCCCTTGGCATTATGACAGTCAAGCAAGACCCACAGCGCCCCTTGACCACTGAGGCTGAAGACAAGTTGGATGATGAGCTTGGCAACAGAACTGCTGAGCATGTCAGTCACATCATCATGCCACCAGGCGACCATGAACTGCAGATCATCAGCCCTGCCAGCGCCACTCCAGATCTGGGCCCACAGATCGACGCGCTAGACAGGCAGATCGGTCATGCCCTTGGCAATGTCCACAGGCTGATGTCACTGCAAGGCACTGGCAGTTATGGAGCCAGGCAGGATGCCAGCGCTGAAGCGCGCGATGCCTATGACTATCTGGCAGACTTGCCAGCCAGGGCAGCTGAGCGCCTGCTTCGTCGCTTCATCATTCTCAACTTCCCAATGGATGCGCGCCTTGGCATGATCTTCACCCCCAATGTGGCACATGCTGTGGTGGAAGAGAAAGACAACGCCAAGCGCGCCAGCACCCTTGCAACGCTGAAGAATGCTGGCCTGCTGACACCCACACCTGAGATTCAAGCGCAGCTGGCCAAAGAGAATGACTTGGCCATGGGCATTGTGGATGAAGAAGGCTGAAGCGCCCCTGCTTGACGCAAGCGATCAGCGCCCCTAATTATAAACAGACTGACGAGTCGGTTTTGAGGCATCATGGCACCATTGACAAAAGTCACTAGCAGCAATGTGGATCAAGTCGGAAGGTCTGGCGATGATCTCAGGGTGATCTTTCGCAATGGTGGGGTGTATGACTACAAAGGCGCCGCTGAGAATTTGCGTTATATGCTCGCTGCAAGGTCCAAGGGCAAGTATCTGCACTGGCTTGTAAAGCGCTTTTACCCATATGAGAAGGTCACACAGCTGGCTCAGCTTGGTGATGGGCGCACACAGGCGCAGACCCCAGCCCCCAAAGAAGACCGCATCAAGGGCAGCAAGCGAAACCCCAAAGGCTCAGCCTCAGGCACCAGGGGCGGCATTGAGATTGACAAGGCCACTGAGAAGGCGCTGAGAGCCAAAGTGGATGCGCTCAAAGGCAATAAACGCACTGTGGACATTGGCACCCTGAAAGCTGTCTATCGTCGCGGCGCTGGCGCATTCTCGACAAGCCACAGGCCTGGCATGTCTCGCAATCAATGGAGCATGGGCAGGGTCAATGCCTTTCTGAAGCTGCTGAAGACTGGCCAGCGAAAGAGGTCTTACACCACTGACCTTGACTTGCTGCCAAAGGATCACCCCCAAAGCACCAGGCAGGCTGAGTCAGTGAAGCCACCACAGTGGATGCGCAACGCTGCCAAGTGGGCGCTCAAAGTGCGCGCTGAAGCACCACCCAGCAAGCGCGCTGGCACGCCTGTGGGCATTGCCAGAGCCAGGGATCTTGCTGGTGGCAGGCCACTGAGCAAAGAGACGCTTGAAAGGATGCGAGACTACATCAATCGGGCAGCTGGCACAGCAGACAAGGCGCCAGCCAGAGACGAGCAAGGCCATGTGCCAAAGGCCAAGCAAGCCCTTGGCCTGTGGGGTGGCAGACGTGGCAAGCGAGTGGCCAGGTGGGCTGCACAGCAGCTGCGCAAGATGGAGGCAGACAAGTGAGACAGGGATTGGTGTTGACACTCAATGGCCTGCCACCAAAGCCAAAAGACCCAGCTGACCGCCTGGTCAAGTGGGTGGTGATCGCTCAGGCCCCTGGCTTTGTCTATCAGGGGCGCCACTTTGATGTGGATGGCAGCTGGATTGAAGACAGGGTGGCCGAGTATCGCAAGCTGGCCAAAGGCGACTATACAGCGCCCATGCTCAGGGAGCATGACAGAGATGGTGAGCGCCATGGTGATGTGCTGGCGCTCAGGCGCCACAGCATTGATGGTGTTGACAGTCTCATCGCTGCTGTGGCCTTTGCAGATCCTGAGGCAGAAGACAAGCTGAAGCGCGGACAGATCAAGTATGTCTCGCCAAGCTTTGGCCCCATTGAAGATGACAGGGGCAATACATATGACTTTGCATTGCGCGAGGTCTCACTTGTGGCAGCGCCACATCAGAAGCACTTAAAGCCTGGTGACACACATGTGCTAGGCACAGAGGGAGAAGTTATGCCTGAGCATTACGATGACAAGGAGAAGGCTGAGCTTGCTGATGAAGCAAAGCCTGAAGAAGACCGCCTGAGCCAGCTTGAAGCTGTGGTGGGCAAGCTGGCTGGCCAGATGGCTGAGATGATGGAGCTGAAGTCTTTGATGGAAGCTGCCATGATGGAGGCTGAGGCTGGCGAGGATGAAGACAAAGAAGACGCGCCAGCGCCTGAGATGTCTGAAGAGATCGCCACCCTGAGGGCTGAGCGTGACCAGCTGCAAGCTGAGCGAGACAAAGCCATCTTCACCCAGATTCAGCCCCAAAGCCTGATCTGGACTGCTGAGCTTGCTGAAGTGGTCTTCAACGTCTGGCGCGCTGATAAAGATCGTGTTGGCGCCATCCTGGCTGAAGCCACCCCAAAGGACACTGAGCCAGCGCAGCGCAAGCTTGAGCCAGCCCCCATGAATCCATGGGCAGTGCGCCTGTCTGAGGCCAGCGCCCCCATCGTCGATGAAGACCCCACACTGAGTGATGCTGATCTCAATGCCAAGGCTGTGCAGATGGCCGAGGGTGATCAGATCAAGGCGAACGCCATTTACAAAGAACTGAAGAAGGCTGCGCTGGCGCGCGCCTGAGGAGACTGAAGATGTCTGATCAGAACACGATTCTTGGCAAGGCTGGCGCCAGCGCGCTTGCTGCCTATTCCATTGTGGTGAACAACGCTGGTGTGCTTGACACAGCTTCAGTCGCCACTGATCAAGCCTTTGGCGTGGTGCTGAATTCGCCAGACAGTGGCGCTGAAGCCCTGGTGGCTGTTGAAGGCTTCAGCCTTGTTGACTTTGGTGGTGTGGTGCAACCCTATGCTGACATCACCACCAATGGCAGTGGCCAGGCTGTGGCAGCGACTGCTGCCGATTTGATCATTGGCTTCTATGCGCCTGAGCCTGTGGATGGCGCTGTGTCTGCCACTGCCAGTGGCGACCGTGCCCGTGTTTACCTTCACAGCTACAAAGGCAACGTGAAAGCCTGATAGGAGATATGACCCTTGGCAACGCCTTCATACATTGTCACTGATGTTGACATCAATCGAGTCAGTGAGTCTTTTGTCCAATCGAACATGGACAAATTCGCCATCAGCACCATGCCTAAAGCTCTTTGCTTGGACAAAGAGACAGGGCGCAGCAACACCACCAGTTATGATCTGGCTGCGCTGTCTAATGCCCTGATGGAAGGCACCAATCTGCGCGATTGGTCCCCTGGCATCGACCCACCCAGCGCTGGCACCTTGCTTGAAAGCGCTGTCGAGTTCACTGTGCGTATCCGCTCTACGCTGGATCTGCCCCGCCCCCTGCGACGCGGCCAGACCTTTGAACATCGCTTTGCTGATCTGGAGCGCAACATTGTGCCCATCCAGCTGAGCAAGATCTATCAGGCCCATGACGCTGACATCGCAGCTGCGATGGTCAACAGCAGCCTGTTTCAGGAGCAATCCTTCACCACCAGCATTGGCAGTGGCCTTGATAACCCTGCTGACTATGCGCAGCAGAACCCTGTGGGTGACATTGAAGCTCGCCTGGTGGGCTTGCGCCCATACAGCAACTTCGCTGGCTTGGAGCTCCGCTGCTACATGTCTGGCAAGGTCGCTGCCACCCTGGCTGTGCACCCTGCCTACACTGGTGGTGGCACTGGCTCAGCTGTGGCTTCAGGCCTGCCCCGCGCAGACTTCATCAGCCGCTTCAGCAGCTTGCATGGTTGTAAGACCTATGTCTTTGACAACCTGATCAACAGCGCTGCCCTTGGCCAGTCTGCCAGCATTGTTGAGACCTTCAACCAGACCAACAGCACTGCTGTGCTCTTCTTTGGCCTGTTTGATACGCGCGCTGGCTCTTTCGATCTGCGCAGCCAGGAAGCCAGTGATGCGCCTGATGGCGCGCTGGTGT